CCTGAGCTCGGCTGCTATTCGCTTGCTCAGTGCATCAACAATCCACTTGGCTACCGATCGATAGACAGTACTGGAAAGACGATCTCGAAAAAGCGCCTAGGGCATGATCCCGGTGTAAATGACGGAAAACCGGCCCGAACGAAAGCGGACCGGGCGCGAGACGCAATTGATGAGCTGCGCCGGGCGCTCCCAGGCGCCATCGCGGAACTCGAGAGCAGTGTTGCGCAATCATCCAGAGTGTACTCATCGCCACCTTCCCAAGCCCAGCACCTGCGAGCGATCCAAAACCTTCCCTTGGCCACCGAGAGGTGCGAGATTCTGAAGAAGGTTCTCGTTCTCTTGAACTCGCTGCCACCGCGCCCGAGGCAGCGAGCAAAAGCATGGTGGCGTCTCGATGCCGCAAAGCTCTGGCACATTTACCGCTCTACTATCGACGTCTCCGCTGGTATTTCCCCCGGGGGACCTGGGGTCCGTTTTATCGAAGCGGCGCTCGCACGCATGGGTTACCGCAGACTTCCCAAGCATATTGAGAGCGCCCTTGACGATCGTGTTAACTGGCGGGATGAATTCCTGCGCCGAAGGCTCGACGAGTTGATGATCTGACGCCCATCCCGGCGAGTGAACCTCGCATGCGTGCGAGATGTAGGTCGTCTGGCCTCCAGGTCCCACAAGACCTTACGAATTCGCCGATCACCGTTCTCGTAAGCTTTGAACTGTTCATCCCGCGCTTAACTCCGTGGCGTGTTGCGGCATGCGCGGCAAGACCGACGGATAGAAATCAGGGCAGCGACTGAATTTGTCCTCACGCTGAACATGGAGCCCACCACCTAGGGGCGACACTTCTAGGCGGCTGGCCGTTTAGCGGACGTTACCTCCGCGGGTACGCCGGGGCGAGGGGGGGAAAACGGAGGCCGCGAACCCTGATCGTCTGCCGGGCGCTCGACCGGCTCAAACTGGATCCGGCGAACTCGCTGCGCCACAGCGCGTGATCCCGAGCCTGGTCGGCGAAGATCGCGTCGAATGTTTCGATTAGGAGCAACCCGATACTGGTGAACCGGTGGATTAGATATATAGAGGAATATAGAGGATATTTTTTAATGAATAGGAAAGTTGAGCGGCAACCAAGATTGAGATCTCCAGAACATAACTCGAAAGACAATACAAACTTAAAGATTGTTTACCGACAAATCGACACGCTGAAACCCGATCCCGCCAACCCTCGGCGCCACACTAAGAAGCAGATCCGGCAGATTGCCGACAGCATCGAGGCCTTTGATTTCAATGTCCCAATTCTGACTGACGGCGAGCGCAATATTGTCGTCGGGCACGGTAGGTTTTTCGCATGCCGCCTTCTCGGCAGAACGGAGGTGCCGACGCTGTGCCTCGATCACCTCACTCCGGAGCAGGCTCGAGCCTTCAGGATTGCCGATAACCGGCTGACCGAGATCTCGACCTGGGACGATCGGCTGCTCGCCGAGCAACTCAAGGAACTCTCGGTGCACGGCCTGGATTTCAATGTCGAGGCCACCGGCTTCGAGATGGGCGAGATCGATCTGCGGATCGCCTCACTCGAGGAGCCGCTCCAACACGACGACGACCCGGCAGATGTGGTGCCCGAGGTATCGGTCGGCCCGCCGCTCAGCAAGAACGGGGATCTGTGGATCCTCGATCGCCATCGCCTGTTGTGCGGCAGTGCCTTGGAAACTCCCGCCTTCGCGGCTCTGATGGGCGAAGAACAGGCCGCGATGGGGTTCACCGATCCGCCCTACAACGTCGCGATCGAAGGCCATGCGAGCGGCCTCGGGGCGACCCACCATCGCCCCTTCCCGATGGCTTCGGGCGAGATGGACAGTACCGAATTCACTGCCTTTCTCGGTGAGGCCTTGCACAACCTGGCGGCCTGTAGCGTTGACGGCTCCATCCATTTCGTCTGCATGGACTGGCGCCATGTGGAAGAACTGCTGGGCGCCGGTCGCGCCGTCTATAGCGAGCTGAAGAACCTCTGCGTCTGGGTCAAGGATAATGCCGGGATGGGCTCGCTCTACCGCAGCCAGCACGAGCTTGTCTTCGTCTTCAAACATGGCCGCAACGGGCACTGCAACAATGTCCAGCTCGGGCGATTCGGGCGCAACCGCAGCAATATTTGGCGATACCCCGGCGCCAACTCCTTCGCCCGCTGCGGCGACGAGGGCAACCTGCTGGCGCTGCACCCGACCGTGAAACCGGTCGCGATGGTCGCTGATGCGATCCTCGACTGCTCGGCTCGCGGCGAGATTGTGCTCGACGCCTTTCTCGGCAGCGGCACCACCCTGATCGCCGCCGAGCGCACCGGCCGGCGCTGCTACGGGCTGGAACTCGACCCGGCTTATGTCGATACAATCGTCCGCCGCTGGCAGGTGCTGACCGGCGGCAGCGCTCGTCACGCCGCCAGCGGCCACAGCTTTGATGACCTCCTCTGTGAGGCGGAGGCCGCCAATGCCGCGTGACAAGGAGCCCGATTACGAGGTGGGCTACGGCAAGCCCCCACGGCACACCCGTTTCACGAAAGGCCAGTCCGGCAACCCGCGAGGCCGGCCGCCCGGCGCCAAGAACTTGAGGACGCTGCTCAGTGAAGCGCTGAACGAGACGGTGATCGTGACCGAGAACGGTGGGCGTCGCAAGGTCACCAAGCGACAAGCAATCATCACCCAGCTCGTCAACCGCTCGGCCACTGCCGATCTCCGCGCGATCAAGATCCTTCTCGACATCGTGCGGGACATCGAACGTCAGACTGAGCAGAAGGCGCCCGAGACCGCCGATTTCAGCGAGACGGACGAAAAGGTCCTCGAACAGATCAAGGCACGCTTCTCGATCGGGAAATCCGAGCGATGAAAATCCTCACCCAAGCGCAGTACAAGTTCCTGCTGCACCACGACTTGGCAACCTTCGCCGGGCGCTGCTTCCAGGATCTTAACCCGCAAACCTGCCTGGCGATGAACTGGCACCTCGAGGTCATCGCCGCCAAGCTGACCGAAGTGCGGGAGGGCAAGATCCGGCGGCTGATCATCAACCTGCCACCGCGGCATCTCAAATCCTTGCTGGCCTCGATCGCCTTTCCGGCCTGGTGTCTCGGCCTCGACCCTGCGGCGCAGATCCTCTGCGTCAGCTATGCCCAGGAACTCGCCGACAAGCTTGCCCGCGATTGCCGCAGCATCATGATGAGCCCGTGGTATCAGCGGATCTTTCCGACCCGCCTGGCGCCGTATCGCCAGGCGGTGCAGGAATTCATCACCACCCGCCAGGGCTACCGGCTCGCCAGCTCCACCGGTGGTGTGCTGACCGGACGCGGCGCCGACATCATCCTGATCGACGATCCCTTGAAGCCGGAGGAGGCGCTCTCCAAGGCGCAGCGGCAAGCCTGCAACGACTGGTTCGTCCACACGCTCTACAGCCGGCTCAACGACAAGCGCAGTGGCGCGATCGTCATCATCATGCAGCGGCTGCACGAGGACGACCTCATCGGGCACGTGCTCGGGCAGGAGCCGTGGGAAGTTTTGAGCTTTCCGGCGATCGCCGAAGCCGACGAGGAGCACCGGATCGAGACGATCTTGGAACCGAAATGTTTCCGCCGCCGTCAGGGCGAGGCCTTGCACCCGGACCGCGAGCCGCTCGAAACCCTCGACCACATCCGGCGGACGATCGGCGAATACAACTTCGCCGGTCAGTATCAGCAATCCCCCGCCCCGCTGGGCGGCGGACTGGTCAAAGCTGAATGGTTCAAGCGCTATCGCGACAACGAGCAGCCACAACGTTTCGACCGCATTGTGCAGAGCTGGGATACCGCCAACAAGGCGACCGAGCTCAGCGATTTCTCGGTGTGCACAACCTGGGGTGTCATAGACAAGGACCTCTTCCTACTCGGTGTATACCGCAGACGCCTCGAATACCCGGCGCTCAAACGCGCCGTGCGCGAGCAGCAGAGCCTGTTCGATGCGAGCGTCGTGCTGATCGAGGACAAGGCCTCGGGCACCCAGCTGATCCAAGAGCTGATCACTGAGGGCTGCCATAGCGTCACGCGATACCAGCCGACCGGCGACAAGACCATGCGCCTGCACGCGCAGACCGCGGTGATCGAGAACGGCTTTGTCCACATCCCCGAGACCGCACCATGGCTTGCCGAATACCTCCATGAGCTGACGGTCTTCCCAAACGGCAAGCATGACGACCAAGCCGATTCGACCGCGCAGTTCCTGGACTGGTTCAAAAAGCCCTTCCCAGGTCAGGGCTTCTACGAGTACTACCGCCAGCTCGCGCAAGAGCTCGAGGAGCAGCGCAAGCCGCAACCCGTCAAGACCGAATGGGCCGTCGGCTCCATGGAATGGCAGGCCGAGCAGGAGAATGCGGCCCGAACCGCGGCATCCCTATGCCTCGCAGGCGACCCAGCGGCAGGGCGCGACAACTGAGCTCGGAGCTGGGCAGACCAAGGATTTGAACCCCGCCCCCTTCACGGGGGGCGGGGCGAACTTGAAAAACTGGCGAGACCTGCATGTAACCGCGACCAAGCGAACGCCGCCCCCGCCGGGGTCCCGACGCCACCAGTTGCCACGACCTGGTTTGCAACGATGCACCGGATGATTTTCAGTTCGAATTTGCGATCGATCTCCGCTGCACGCTGTAAAAATCTCCGCGACAAGCCGGGACCAATGGTTCGAATCTCGCTTCCTCCAGCGGCGAGTCATGCAAACCCGGCCATCGCGATGGATCTCGCGCGCTGGGAAGCTACACCATAGGGCATCTCAAGGTCGCGCTGGACCAACAGATCCTCGACGTCGCGGTAGCTCAGGGTGAAGTGCACATGTCGCGCCTGGTGGGTTATCGACCGCGGGAAGCAATGGCGGCGACAAAGGAGAAAGGCGAGCTAGAGGTGCTATCCTGTCCGCCGCTCATTTCCCAATCCTTCTCCCTCCAGGGGCGAGGCCGCTGCGAACCGAGGGAGCAGTCGCCGTCATTTAATCCTGGGAAGACGAAGGCCGATACGTGAATCCCCGGACTGCTGGTTGATGCCGCACATATCGCCTAACCTACGGCGGCGACGCGAAACGGCGCCAAGCGCTCCAGATCGCTGTCCCACAATGCGTAGCCCAGCCTGAAGCCACGATCATGGGCTACGCCGACAGCTTTGCGCTGATCGCGGTTGTATTGCTGACCGGGGTTCTAGCAGTCACCATGCTGCGCAAAGGCTTAGCGGCCGGTGCCGCAGCACATTGATCAAGGCTCAGCGGCGCCAAAACGAGGTGACTATGAACCAGGCGATCGCCATCGAAGCGTCGATCACATCGGCATTCGGGTGCGCAATATTGATCGCGCGCTCAATTTCTACAGAGTGCTGGGATTCAATTGTTGCGTCGTGCCGATGGCGACGACGTCGCCATTATCCGCAATGAAACCGGCGGTTGAGCTCAATCTGGTGTTCAACGCCAATGCCGGCGATCTGAGCACGAATGTGCTGATGGATACTCCCGACAAATACCCCGGCTACAAGCACGTGGCGTTTCGCGTCGCGTCCATTCCGTCGGCGATTGCAGCTCTGAAGGCAAACGATATAGCGATCACGCAGGACCGGTCAGCTTCGACCGCGGCCAGGCATCCGTCTTTATTCGCGATCCCGATCGCTACGTTGTCGGGCTGCGCGGCCGTGATCAGGGTCTTGTCAAAGGCGTCATCCGCTACGTCCCGTAGACCTGCAGCACGCGCGACAGAACTCCAGCAGAAGGTCGCTAAGGGGCAACTCCGGCCCAAACCCCGATCAGAACCTATCGGCTGAAGTGCGCTTCCGGCCGTTCGCAAGGTTGCGATCGAACCGAGAGATTCGATCCACAACAGGCGTTCAGGATCATGGGCAGAACGCAGTCCCTACATGCCGAGATAGGCGCGCCGCACCCGATCGT